GACATGCTGGCGGTCCAGCATCAGATGTTGGCGGCGCAACAGCAGGCGAACGGGCAGATCGCCGCCCTCCAGGCTGCCATGAACGTGGTCAAGCCAGAGGTCGACCAGTGGCGGAACCTCCGCAACCGCGCCATGGGCGGCATCGCAGTCGCCGGGCTCCTTCTGTCCGCGGGCGGGGCCGCCGTTGCGCAGCTTGCGGAAAAGTGGCTGGACGGCCGCTGAGATGGCGCGCGGGGCCTACAAGAGCTTTGACAAGCCGCCGCCGGCTAAGCCGGGCCGCAAGACACGCGAGCCCGCCGAGCCGGCGCTAGAGCCGGCCGCCATTCGTGCGGCAGGCGATGCCGAGCGCGAGCTGATCGAAACCGAGCAGGAGGCGCGCGCCACGCTGACGGCGCTGGACCGCCAGAGCCAGGAGATCCGGCGCGCGATCAAGATCAAGCGCGCCCGCGATAAGCTGGTCGACTTCTGCGAATACATGATGCCGGACCCCGAGTTCCCGGACGATGTCAACGAGAGTTCGTTCAAGACCAAGCCGCACCACAAGCTGCTGATCGAGGCCGTCGAGGAAGTCGAGGCCAAGCGCATGATGCGTTCGGCCTACAGCCTGCCGCCGCAGCACGGCAAGACATCCATCCTTTCGCTGTTCGGGCTGGCGTGGATCATCGGGCGCAGCCCGCACATGCGGGTGATCGTCGGCGTCTACAGCGAGACCCGCGCCGAGAAGGTCGGCTCGCTGCTGCGCGATATCCTGCTGTCGGAACGGTTCCGGGACGTGTTCCCGAAGTGCGTGATGAAGAAGGGCTCCAAGGCCAAGGACGACATGGAGTTCGTCGGCGGCGGCCAGGTGATCCTGCGCGGGCGCGGCACGGCCACCACCGGCGAGCCTTGCGACCTGTTCCTGATCGACGACCCGATCAAGGACGCTATCGAGGCCGCGTCGCCGGTCACGCGCCTGGCGGTCAAGGAGTGGTATAGCGCGGTCGTGTTCTCGCGCTGCCATGTCGGCACGCCCATAATGATTGTGCACACCAGATGGTCAGACGACGATCTGATCGGCTGGCTGTGCGACCCCGAGCATCCGGAAAACAAGGCCGCCCCCGGCCGCACCGCGCGCTGGAAGTACATCAACATCCCGGCGGTGGTGAAGGATCGCAGGCTCGCCAAGGCGCTCGGGATCGAGCTGCGCAAACCGACCGACCCCGTCGTGATCGCCGCCTTCGGTGACGTGCCGATGGCGGCACTGTGGGATGAGCGGTTTCCGTTGCGCCACCTGGCGGAAAGCCACGGTAACAACGCCCGCACCTTCTCGGCGCTGTACCAGGGCGAGCCCGCCCCGGAGGATGGCGACTTCTTCCGCGACAGCTACATCCTGCCCTACCACGAGCAGCAGCGCCCGCCCCTGTCGCGGCTGCGCATCTACGCCGCCAGCGACCACGCCGTGGGCGTGAAGCAGCGCAACGACCCGACATGCCTGCTGGTGGTCGGTGTCGACCAGGACAATGGGATCTGGCTGCTGGACTGCTGGTGGGACAAGGCCCCCGCCGACAAGGTGGCCGAGAAGATGATCGACCTGATGGAGCGGTGGCGGCCGATCTTCTGGTGGGCCGAGAGTGGTCACATCAGCAAGTCGATGGGGCCGTTCCTGCGCAAGCGCATGGCCGAGCGCAAGGTCTACATCAATCTGGTCGAGCAGCACCCCGCCGCCGACAAGGTCACCCGCGCGCAGAGCATCAACGGTCGGATGGCCATGGGCATGGTGCGGTTCCCGTCCGCGGTCCCATGGTACGAGCCGGCGCGCAAGGAAATCCTGAAGTTCCCGAACGGTCGCCACGACGACTTCGTGGACACGCTGGCGCACATCGGGCTTGGGCTCGATCTCCAGTCCGGCCCGAAGCGCAGCACCGGGATCATGAACGGCGTCGCCACCGCTGCGGTCGGGACGCTGAATTGGGTGAAGTCCCAGGCCCGCCTGGACAGCCGGCGCGATCGCCGCATGGCGGCGATACGCAACCTGTGAGGATGACATGCTGCCCCCGATGACGATGCCGGACGCCCCTCTCGATCCGCTTGGCGTGGGTGGCGGCATGATGCCGGAAGCGGCCGTGATCCAGCGCGAGGCTCCCGAGCCCGAGGCGGCGCGCGCCGATCTCGTGCAGAAGCTGCTGAAGACGAACAAGCAGGACGAGGTCCACCACTCCAAGGCGTTCGCGCGGATGCGCGCCGACATGGATTTCGCCGCCGGCAAGCAGTACGACGGCCAGACCGACGACGACGATCGTTACCTGATCAACGTGGTGTTCCAGCACCTGCGCAGCCGCGTCAACGCGCTCTACGCGCGCAACCCCAAGGTCTACGCCAAGCGCCGTCCGAAGCTCGACTATGTGCTGTGGGACGAGAAGCCGGAGACGCTGCTCCAGGCCCAGGGCGAATACGCCCTGTGGGAGAAGGCGCGCATGGATGCCGAGGGCGGCGGCCAGCAGTTCATGGTGCCGCCGCCGGCCGGCATGGCGCTGCTCCAGGAGGTCAACGAGGTCAAGCAGCGGCACATGCTGATGGACCGCATGGGCAAGACCCTCCAGTTCCTGCACCAGCACGAGACCGCCGCGGTGTTCCCGTCCTACAAGGAGTCGCTGAAGCAGCTTGTGCGGCGCGTCGGCACCACGGGCGTCGGCTGGGTGCGGCAGGGCTATCAGCGGCTGATGGAGCCCCGCCCCAACGACGCCACCGAACTGACCGACCTGTCGCAGCGCCTGATGCGGATCGAGACGCTGATGGCCGACCAGCAGGACGGCAAGACCACCGAGTACCAGGCCGAGGCCGAGCAACTTCGCGGCATGCTGAAGGATCTCCAGGCGCAGGAGATGGTCCTGGTCCGCGAGGGTGTGACCTGGGACTTCCCGGCGTCGACCGCCGTGATCCCCGACGCCGCGACCAGGCTGCTGAAGGGACTGGTCGGGTGCCGGTGGCTGACCGAGAAGTTCCTGATGACGCCGGAGGCGATCAAGGAGAAGTACAAGGTCGACCTGACCGGCGGCAGCTACACCCGCTACAACGCCGCTTACACCCCCACGGCCGACCTGTGGACATCCGGCCAGACGGGCGAGCGCGAGGATCTGGTCTGCGTCTACATGATGACGCACAAGCTCGACGGCATGGTCTACCTGATGGCCGAGGGCCACAACGACTTCCTGATCGAGCCGGCCCCGCCGGAGGTCGAGGTCGATGGGTTCTGGCTGTACCGCGCCCTGACCTTCAACGACCTGGAGCACGAGAAGCAGCTTTTCCCGCCGTCCGATGTGCACCTGCTGCGCCACCCGCAGCGCGAGCTGAACCGCACCGGCGAGGCTCGCCGCCAGCACCGCATCGCCAACCGGCCGCTGTACCTTGCCGTGCCCGGCTTCCTGGAGGAAGACGACGCCAAGTCGATGGCGAACGCCGAGGCGCACGATGTCCTGGTGATCAAGGGGCTCCAGCCTGGGTCGCGCGTCGAGGACTACGTGGCCCCCGTCAAGAAGATCCCTTACGACCCGAACCTCTACGAGACCGCCACGCTGCACGAGGACATCATGCGGGCCGGTGGCCAGCAGGAAGCGACCGTGGGGCCGATCAGCAACGGCGGCTCCGCGACCGAGGCCAGCATCGCCGAGGGCTCGCGGATCTCGTCGGTGGAGAGCAACCGCGACGACCTGAACGGGCTGCTCCAGGCCATGGCGCTGGCCGACAGCCAGATCATGCTGCGCGAGTACAGCGAGGAAACCGTCAAGCGGATCGTCGGGCCGGGCGCGGTGTGGCCGACCCTGACGCGCCAGGAGATCATCGAACAGGTCTACCTCGACATCGAGGCCGGCAGCTCGGGGCGGCCGAACAAGGCGCAGGAGCTGGCGAACCTGGAGCGCGTCGGGCCGATGCTGATGCAGATCCCAGGTATCACGCCGCAGTGGCTCGCCAAGTACACCGTCAACACCCTCGACGACCGGATCGACCTGGCCGAGGCGTTCATCGACGGCATGCCGTCGATCACCGGCCTCAACGCCCAGGCCCGCCCCGGCACCGGCGACCCGGCCACCGACCCCAATCAGCAGGGCGGCCAGGGCGGGCAGAATGCCAAGCAGCCCGACCGCCCCCCGGAGCGCGACGGTGCGGCCTTCCCGGCCGGAGATGGTGCCCAGGCAGGCGGCCAGATTGCCGGCCGACAGTAGGGCGCGTTTGGCGAAGCGTGCACACGGACTACAGATTGTAGGTTTTCGTGGACACCATCGGGCGACAACGGTATATCTAGGCCAGCAGCGTCGTGAGACGCCGCATCCCACGAAGGAAAGACGCAATGCCCGGATCGTCACCGGCAGAACAGGCGAATGACGCGGAGGCGGTAACTGCTGCGGCCCTGGTTGCCGTTGAGGGTGCCCCTCCCGTCGCCGTCTCGGACTCCCTGGACGCGAATGCGGACCCGTCCCCCGCAGCGACTACCAAGGACGCAGCGCCGGCCAAGACGCTGCTCGACGTCACGATGGAGGCGTTGAAGCAGCCGGCGGGCGGCGAGGGGGCATCGTCCGGCCCCGAAGCGAAGTCCACGGAAGCGGGTGACACGGTCGACCCCGATGCGGAGGCCAAGGCCGCCGCCGAGGAAGACCTCGACGCCAAGCTCCCGTTCCACAAGCACCCGCGCTGGCAGGAAGTACAGGCTCAACTGAAGACTGCGAAGGCGAACGCCGAGCAGTTCCAGGCGATCGAGCAGTTCCGCACCAGCAACCACCTGTCGGTCGACGAGGTCGCCGATGGCTGGAAGGTTATGGCCTTGATCAAGAACGATCCGGCCAAGGCCCTCCCGGTCATGGAGGCATACGTCGCGTCCCTGCGCGAGCACCTGGGGATGGTTCTCCCCAAGGACCTCGTGGAGGACGTGGACGCGGGCGCGATCACGGAAGCCCGAGCCCTGGAGTTGTCGCAGACCCGAGCGTCTGCCGCGCGAGCGGCCGAAGCGGAGGCAGCGCGCCGCGCCGAGCAATCGGTGCAGCGTCGCCAGTCGGCAACCGAGGACATGGTCGGCGGGGTCGTGGAGTGGGAGGCGGGCATCAAGGCCCGCGACGTGGACTACGCCAAGAAAGACCAGATGGTGCAAGACCGCATCTGGGCGATCATTTCGGCGGACCCCTCCAGGAAGCCGCGTAATCGCGAGCAGGCCGTCAAGCTGGCCAGCGACGCCTACGCGGACGTGAACAAGACCCTGAAGGGCATCATCCCGCCGAGGTCGTCGACAGCCCCGGTTCCCGCTGGTCAAGCCGCAACGGCAACCCGCGCCCCCAAGACCCCGCATGAGGTCACCAAGGCGGCGCTTGGGTTGCCATTCTGACTTAGGGAGATCCGGCCGTGGCCGATTTCACTGCCGCCGAACTGGCGAACATCACGAACGCCCATCTCGACTTCTACCTGAAGGGGATGGCCGAGAAGCAGAGCATCCAGGAGCGCCCGACGATGTCGGCGTTCCGGCGTGCGCAGAAGACGTTCCCCGGCGGACGCGGGGACATCAAGGGCAACGTGAAGGGCGACTACACCACGACCTTCATGGGGTTCAGCGGGTCCGACACCGTGACCTTCAGCAACCCCGCCAACCTGAAGCAGTTCACCTGGGCCTGGTACGAGCTGCACGCCGGCATCTCGATCACTCACTCCGAGCTGAAGCGCGACGGCATCTCCGTCGCCGACAGCGCGATCGGCGAGAAGACCGTCCAGCATTCGGAGCGCGCGCAGACCGCGATTACCAACCTGCTGGAAGACAAGCTCGACGACATGCGGGAGGGGTCGGAGCGCAGCTTCAACCTGATCCTGTGGCGCGACGGCAGCCAGTCGGCGAAGGTCTACCCCGGCATCCAGGCGATCATCCGCGACGCCCCGACTACCGGGATCGTCGGCGGCATCGACGCCGCGACCAACTCCTGGTGGCGGAACCGCTCGCTGGTCGGGGCGAGCAAGATCGTCTCGTCCACGTCGAGCCAGACCCTGACCAAGACCCTGCGCTCCGAGGTCCGGCAGCTCCGTCGCTACGGCGGTCGCCCGACGCTCTGGATCGCCGGCTCGACCGCCATCCAGAAGATGGAGGACGAGATCCACGAGAAGGGCACCTACACCCAGGAAGGGTTCATGAAGTCGGGGGCGACCGAACTTGGCATGCCCGCCGTCTCCATGAAGGGTGTCGGCCAGTGCATGTACGATCCGACGCTCGATGACCTGGGCAAGGCGGACTACATGTACTTCATCGATCCCCGTCACATCCACCTGCGGGTGATGGACGGCGAAGACATGAAGCCGCACGCCCCGGCCCGCCCGCCCGAGAAGTACGTGCTGTACCGCTCGGTCACCTGGACCGGCGTCCTGATGGCCAACAAGCTCAACTGCCACGGCGTCTACCAGGTCTCCTGAACCGCCACACCAAGGAGCGCCGGGCCATCGTGCCCGGCCGCTCTGCACGGAGGACACAATGTCGACTTTCTCCACTGTCACCCTGGTGCTGGCGTCCGCGGTCGCGACTTCCGGCACGTTCACGGTCGGCTACCCGGCCGGCAAGGCCAAGGGCAACTTCCTGAACGGCTCCGACCACCGCATGGTCGCGATCCAGAAGGAGATGTTCGTCGGCAAGGACTTCACGATCAGCTTCGGCGATACCGCCGCCACCATCACCTATCTCGGCTCCACCACCATCCCGGCCAGCTCGGCGGTGTGGGTGCAGCTCGACGAAGTCGGTGGCGAGTACCGTGTCGAGAAGGTGATCGACAGCGCGGTTGCGCTGAAGCCGCTGTGGGTTGACCTGGGCTCGCCGGCCACCGCCGACGACAACGGCATCCTGAACGACTTCGCCCTCGGCGTGACGGCCGACACCTTCGACAGCACCGACTTTGTGACGGCGTTCGACGGCACCCTCGACGTGCCGCGGGCGCTGACGATGACCGGCAGCTCCGGTTCCGATCACGTCATCACGGTCAATGGCTTCGACAAGTACGGCGTCGCCATGTCCGAGACGTTCACCTTGAGCGGCACCGGCGTTATCGCCGGCAAGAAGGCGTTCTACCAGATCACCGGTGGCAGTGTGGCCGCGGGTGGTCAGGCCGGCGACACCGTCGATGTCGTCT